GCTTGACCGGATTCAAGTAAAGACTGAGCACGTAACATTTTGCCGTGCATAGTGTCATGAATAGAATCGACACCACGACGATAATGCATTGCTTGTTTTACTTGTGAATTTGGGTTTTGATAGTCTTCTGACTTTTTAGATTGAAGCTCTGCACATTCTTGCAGAACTACGATTGATTCTTTTTGCATGTTTACTCCTCGATTGATATGTGTATATTATAACACAGTTTAGCTAGAAAGTACATAGTCTGTACCATTAAATTTATATTCTCTACAGAATGTATAGTCACCTGACTTAGGATCATAGAGATAAAAATAAACTATATCAGCTACATGATATCCCCATTCTATTTTACGAACTAACAGATCACCTAACATAAACTTTATATTGTGTTCACCACGTGTAACTTTTACTTCAACCTCACGGCCATCTAAGTCAAAGACATCCATAAATCCATTAGTGTTATCTGTGTATCCACAATTGTCTATTAAGAATAATTCTGCACATTGACCCATCATGCAGTCTTCTAATATTCTTTGTGGTGTTCTGTTGTTAGGATTCCAAGTAATCTTCTCAGACTCTTTAAATGCCCTATCGTATAAACGTTTAGGATCTATGTCTGTTTGATTAAAGGTTTCCGTATACAAATTCAATGGCACGGTCTGCCTCCTTGTCGAATGGTCTTGATTTATACCAGTTTCCGTTCTCATAATCTATCTCCTTACATAATGTAGTGATCTCAGCAGCGGATATTGGATACTTCTTGCGTATTGCATTGCCCGCTATAGAAACCATAATGGCATACATCTTTGTATACCAGCCAGTGTCAGTGATCAAGTTATACTCTTTCACTAATTTGTTATTGACAAATGGACAGTCTCTGTAATTACTCCAAGAGATATTTGTGTTTGTCATTTCATTCTTACGGTGGGCTAACATAGCCTTACGTATTTCAGGTGGAAGATTATCTATTAATGATCCTGATCTCTCAACGTAATCATGCTTTGCCATTATATCATATGGGTTCATGTCAACACCACAGAAATTATTAAATATAAAATTGTTTGCACCTTCATACTTTCCTGGTACATAATACATACGTGACAGATCTTTTGTTTGAGGATCACCAATGTCACCTAACTCTTTATTCAATGCATACCAGAAATGTTTAATCTTATCTTTAGGCACATCAACTGATAATGGAAATACTATTCTAAACTTAGGATGCTCTTCAGTTGATGAAGCAGTAGAGTAAACAACATGATTCCATGATCCATATCGATCTAATAATTCTTTCTCAAGATTACCATCAAATACATGTTCGTCTACATCTACCGCACACCAACCAGCCCAACCGATTACATTATCATTAGCGCGAGTCGTATTCTCTTTGTATGTGGCGGGAGAAATAAGGGGAGCCGACTTCTTATCTTTGCGCTTTTGTTGGGCTAGATCAAATAACAAGCGTTCTAATTGTGCATATGAAGTAAAGTCCATACGCTTCTCAGTCTTGTTATCGAATATGCTTTTAAATAATGTAAGTGAATAATTCATACTTTCTCAATGTTTCCTACTTTCCAAGCAGAGAAAAGCTTACTGTATTTAGTATGCTCTTCAAGTGTAAGCTTATCGATATCTTTGGCTTTATATATTAATAGCCATCTACGATAATCAATATTAGCTTTCTGTATTGTCTGTTTTAGTTTCACCATATAATCTTATGTACTCCGAATCTTTAGTAAAATCAATTGTTGTACTTTCGTAATGTAAACCATCATTACCATTTTGACCAATAATGTCCATACGATCTGGATTAAAGTCAATGATACCATCTAAGTTAGCATCTTCCATCTCCATCAAGTGTTTTGCATTAGGTGACCATTCTGAATTAATCTCTGGATGTTCAGCTAAAATATCAGTCCTTGCTTTGTTTGCTGCCATAGCTCTGGCTTCTATTGCATCAGACCAAGCTGATGATAAAATACCATGATTAGCTGCGTGGCTTGGTGCTACCCAACCTGCTGGCTTGATTAGATCTGGTAAGCCTAATGGATTTGGTCGTGATTCTTTCACACCAACTTCCTTTGCCATGTTAGCATCTAATACTGAATCCCATGCTTTGTGAACATTTACACCCATGGCATCTAATGTGCCAATAGCTACAACACAAAGATCAATAAGACCATCGACAACTTCTTCTGCATCTTCCGTGATCAGTGCCTCTTTAGTCTCATCATACTCTTCTTTGATAAAGTCTAGTCTGAATTCTAAATACTTCTTTAATTGAAATGGTGAGGCATGGTTAATCCATTCCCTAACACCATATTTTGTTTGCATACGATTAATATCGTTTACCCAATCTGCTGACATAAGTCTCCTTTTATATTCATATTTACTATTATATCACACTTTTGATGAATGTACATACCTAAACAAAGAAATCTTCTAATGAAACTTCATGCTCGCTGGTCCATCCAACTGCTTCTAATACCGGTTCGATTGCACCTAAGAATGTCTTCTCGAACTGTAGGTTATAATCAATATACTTCTCAAGTTTAAACTGCCTTGGAAGATAATCAACGAATGCAATAACATTCTCTTTGATTGGATTTGGCTTGACAAGGTATGTGAACTTGACCTTGTCTCCACTAGTTATCTTCTGTATACTTCTATTTAGCTTTTGTTTTGTAATCATATTATTGTGGAGTATTGCCCCACGAATATGGATAGGTGTACCTTTCTTGTATATTGTTTCACGATCAGTCCACTTGTTTAAGTTATTGACACCACGTGGGAAGCTTACCTCTTCGGCAGATGCTTGTTTAAATGCAGCTTTGAAGTTTGCTATGTCTGACTGTACTGTCTCCTGATCTGTCTCAATGATCCTACGAAAGATATCTTTGAGAGCTTGTCTACATATAGCTGGTGTAGATGATTTGATTGCTTCAATACCCATAATCTTTAATTTAGGTTGGGCATAACGAACACCTTCATTGTCATGCACATTGAGTATGTATCTCTTCTTGGCAGTCCATATGCCACGATCAGCAATCACCTCACGACCCATAACCATCTTGTTCTCTATACCACCTAGCATTTTAAATAGACGATCATAACATTCTGATAGTGCACCTTCTAATGCTGTCGAACACATCTTGTCTAAGAAGTCTACCGGCTTGGCTGGACCAAGACGATTCACAAACTCGTCAAGACGAACATAGACAGAGTCAGTATCAATGGCAACTACATAATCTTTCTTGGTTTTTAGAGTTTTGTTAAGGTAATCATTTAGGTTATTCTCTGCCCAACGAATGGTTGCTTGACCAGTCAGGGTGATACCTTCGGCAATTCTCATGTCAAAGTATCTAAACCACTTATTACCCATTGCACCATACAAAGAGTTGAGTAGGATCTTTAATGCCATCTGCTGGTTCTTGGCAATAGCAATACGCTTCTCTAGACCATACACTTCTGACTTGGTTGCGGTAAGCTCTAACTCTTGCTCAGCTTTAAGTTGTGCTTGCTTGAATTTAACACGATCATTATAGATCTCTTGGATAATGGCTGGAATAATACCTAGCTTCTTTGTATCGAATCGAACACCATTGACAGCTAATGCTGTGTCTGGTTTAGTGTTTGTAATATGACCATCTAAGACTGATTCAACATTTACTCCTGGCTCATCATCAAGTAGGATAGTCTCGGGAGACATATTGTATTGCATAATGATTGATGGATATAGAGAGTTCAAGTCGAATGAACATACCCAATCATGCATACCTACTTGTGGTTCTTTTACATAACCGCCAGGATATGCACCTTTAAATGATTCAGTATTTTGTGGTACAGCTATACGTTTAGCGTGTAAGTCACGATAGATCAGTGCATCCCATATAGCCACAGTGCCAAGCACTTGCTCATAGTTCACACCACCTTTATATGCCATGGTTAGACATAGACTAATAAGACCAAGCTTGTCTTCCATACGGTCGATGAGCTCTACGTCTTTGATATTATAATCAATAAACTTTTGGTAGTCATTGTCGTGTAATTCATTGAGGTCGGAGGCTTCACCGAAGTCAAGCTTCTTCTCACCGAGAACAACATTAGCAATATGATCTAACTTATATGATTCTTGTGGACCATACGAGTAACCGAACTTCTTAAAGATTGCCATGTAATCTAAGATGGCTACACCTTTGATTTCATACTTAAGTGTGGATTGACCATAACCAGTATGTGTCTCACGTTCATCAATCATTCTCCATGGTGATAGGAACTTCTCACGACCATTATCGAATACACGTTTGATACGGTTAATAAGATATGGTATATCAAAGAACTCACAGTTCCAACCTGTAACAATATCAGGGGAAGTCTTAGACCAATGATAGACAAACTTGTGTAAGAGTTCTCTCTCGTCTGCACACTTGACATAAATTACTTCATGGGTTTGCAGCAAGGCATTGTCTACATCATACTCACCACAACCAAATGTGTAATAGGTATCGTCAATATTATTCTTCATTGTGATTGCTGTTACTTCCTGATCAGCCAGAGCCGGCTCAGGGAAACCATCACCGAACTTTGTTTCAATATCGATTGATGTAACATTAATAAGATTACGATCCCATTTGATTACACCAGGGAATTCATCATTCAGATATTGCACAACATAATTGGTATTGCCAAACACTTTAAAGTTAGGTACATCACTGTACGACTTGATAAAGTCAGTGGCTTCACCCATCGAACCGAATTGAATAGGTTCTACAGGAGTACCATCGAGGGCATGCCAATCATGAGCATTGTTTTGTTTGGATGTAACGAATAGAGTAGGGTGATACGGGACAGTAAATGAAACTTTCTTACCATCCTCGTAGCCCATATATTTGATTACCTTTCCATGACGGAAGGCACTAGTATAAAAAGTATTTGTCATGTGTGTATTATACCACAAATAACATTAGATGTACATACTTTATACAACTATTTGTGGTTTTTCCGGTGTAATTATATCTGTGTCACTGAACATACGTTCGTGTTGTGCTGCTAATTCTTGTGTTGGTGTAAGATCAAACATGATATGCTCTTTCTTAATAACCAATTGGTCTATCTCACAGTATGGCATATAAGGCATAAATCCTAATCTCTCTTGGGTAGGCACTAATGCCACAAGATCTTTTACTGTTACTGTTAAACCTGATTCATTTACTTTCTCACATAGTACTTCTTCACCCGACGTAAGTCGGATTAATCTAATTTGATTCATCTGTGTTTCCTTGGTTGTTTATTAATATAATCTTTCACTGCTGATTTGATTGCATCTTCAGCTAATACACTACAGTGTATCTTGACCGGTGGGAGTTGCAACTCTTCAACAATTTCAGTGTTTTTGATTTCTTCTACCTGATGTATTGTTTTACCCTTAACCCATTCTGTTAACAATGAGCTTGAGGCAATTGCTGATCCGCAACCATATGTTTTAAATTTTGCATCTGTGACTATGTCATCTTCTATACGTA